CCATATTATAAGGATAAAACTGGAAATTGAGTTTAATTTAATAAAATAATTTTATGACAGACGAAAATATTATAGACGTTACACCTGAAATTGAAAGTGAATCTGTTGCGTATGAACCTAACGATAAAATTAAAGTTTTAGTTTTAGGAAAGGGTTATATTGGATCAACTCTTAGTAACTTTCTATCTATTGATGCAGAAAATGTTGAGGTACATAACGTATCTCGAGATCAACTTAACTATTTAGATAGAAATGAACTTATTAACTTCTTTGCAAACTACGAAGCTGAAGGTATCTCATTTGACCATGTAGTTAACTGTGTTGGTTATGCTGGAGAATCTAATGTTGATGATGTTTTAGACAATCAAGAGCTAGCATACATCCTTAATGTTGTGTTTCCTACTATGCTGGGCTCAGTTGCACAAGAATTTGAAATTCCTTCTGTTATTAATATTGGGTCGGGTTGTATTTACACCGGTAAATCTGAAAGTGAAGAAGGTTTCAGTGAAATGGATGTACCAAACTTTGGTTTGTCTAATAATGACTCTTCTTGGTATTCAAAGACTAAGCATGCAGCTGAACTTTCAGTAACTTCGTCGTATAATAACTCTTATACTTTACGTATTAGAATGCCTTTCAGTGAAGTTCCTTCTGAAGGTAAGAATAGAAACTTGTTTGATAAACTTCTCAAGTATAAAACAATTCTTACTGAAGATAACAGCGTTACTTACTTGTATGACCTACATAATGTAATTTATAACATTATTATTTCAAACGAAATTCCATATGGTATCTATAACGTTACAAGTGATGGTATTTTTAATGCAGCAACTTTTGTTGAATTGATTAGAGAAAAGAAAGAAGCGCTTAAAGAAGCAGGTATTATTGAAAATGAATCAGATCTAGATTCAATTGAACTTGTAAATCTTGAAGATTTTAATCAGAAAGGTCTTACAAAAGAAAAACGAAGCAATACTAAGCTTAATAACTCTTTAATTAAAGAAACGTTAGGTATTGAATTGAGTGATGTAAGTGATCGTGAATTTTTATCTAAAATAATTGACGATTATATTGCAAATAGTAAAAATGGTTAACGTATTAATCATAGGTAAGGGGTATATAGGAAGAAATCTTGCTAATTTTTTATTAGGAGCAAGAAAGTATGAAATTATACCCCATATAATATGTAGGAAAGAAATTAATTATTGGTATTACGATAAATTAGAATCTTTTATTAAAAAAAATAAAGATGAAGGTTTAATATTTGATTATATAATTAATTGTTCCGGCTTTTATGGTAGTAATATAAAAGAATGTGATACCTTTCCAGTATTATTCAACTATACCAATATATCATTACCACTTATTATTCAAAATATTTGTGTAAAATATAATTGTAAATATATTCATTTGTCATCAGCTGATATTTATTATGAACGTCGGTTGAATTTTAATGAAGAAGATCAGAATACAGGTTGGTCTGAAAAAGATTATAGCGGTTGTGTTAATAATGAATTAACTTCTTCATTTACAAAAGTTCACGATGTAATCGATCAGTGTTTTGCGAATTTGCCTAATGTTTATGTGTTAAGAATTAAAAACGTTTTAAGTGATTTGTATCATGTAAAAAATTATTTATTAAAAGTAATGAATCTTAGATATTCAGGGTCTACATTGAATAATTCAATAACTTTTTTACCTGATTTATTAAATTTTATTTTTAATATTATACATAATGAAATACCTGCAGGGTGTTATAATGTTGTTAGTAATGGTTTTACTTCAGTCAAGTCTATATATGAAATCTGTAAAAAATATAAAGATAAATTAGCTGAAAATAATATTGTTAATATGATAAGAGATGAATTAGTATATAGAGACGATTTGATAATAAGACCTTTAAGATCTTATTCGGTATTAAGCAATAAAAAAGCTTCAATGTATATGAAATTCACTACTATTAATGATGAATTAATTGATAGATGTGTTAAAAATATTATAGAAGATAAAAAAGAACAAGATTTATTTAGATCGGTATATGATGAAGATACTGAACATTTAAAAGAACATGAAAGATATGAAAGCCCGTCGCCTGAAAAAAATCAAGGCGAATTACAATACGTATTTGATATAGATTTAACAGGATAATTTTATGAATATTTTAGTCACAGGTGGTTTTGGTTTTATAGGTAGTCATCTATGCAACTATTTATCCAATAAAGGTTGTAAAGTCTATAATATTGATTGTAAAACCTACGCTTGTGATTATGTTAAAGTAAAAAACGTTCTTGTTGATAAGCATTTTAACGTTGATATTACAGATGTTAATATTTTCGGTGAAATAAATCAGCAAGAACGTTTTGATGTTTTATTACACTTAGCTGCTGAAAGTCATGTAGATAATAGTATCAAAAACCCAACCGTTTTTGCTAATACTAACGTAATTGGTACTATAAACATGCTTAATTTAGCTAAACAACTTCGTATACCTCGTTTCGTTCAAGTATCTACTGACGAAGTATATGGTTCATTAAATGAAGGTGATGTTTCTTGGACAGAAAGTTCACCTATCAGTCCAAATTCACCTTATTCGGCATCAAAAGCTAGTGCAGATATGATTGCAATGTCATATCACCGTACATATGGTATGGATGTACGTATCACGCGTTGTTGTAATAACTTCGGTATAGGTCAACATATTGAAAAACTTATCCCTAAATCTATTACGTATGCTAACAAATATGGTTTTATCGATATATACGGAGATGGTACAAATATACGTGAATGGATACATGCTGAAGATCACGCTAGAGGTATTTTTAAAGTAATGCAATATGGTGAACCAGGTAATATCTATAATATTGGTTCAGGTGAAGAGTTAACTAATAATGAAATTGCATCTATGATTAGGACTTTTACTGGAACTAATGCGAAGTTAAATTATATTGAAGATAGAAAAGGTCACGATAAAAGGTACTCATTAAATTACGATAAAATACAACGTCTTGGATTTAAATGTAGAAGATCTATTCGTGATAGTAAAGAATGGGATGAAATGGTTCAGTACTATAAAGAATACCAAAACGCCTAAAAAACGTTTTCTATATGCAGTAAAAAACGGAGATCACGCTGGTAAGTTTATTGCATATATCGATACTCTACAAGATCACTATTGTTTTCTCGCAGTACCAGGTAATGAGAAACTAAAGGTACCTATAACAGACTTCGAAAACGGGATAGATAATGGGATAGTTGAATTCGTTGAAAAATTACCCAAAGATGTTTATAAAGTTTTAGAAGCACAACACCTTACTTGACTCTCATCGGCTTTTTCATATAATAATTGTATGAAATCGTTAAAAGATCGCATTCTTATTGCTAAAACGAAAAAAGAAATTGATTCTCTCTGTGAAGAATTTGCCAGTTATACTGAAGTTTCTGTAAACACAAAAACTAAGATCAGAAAAGCAGTTAAACGTCGTATTGACGAACTTGACGGTGCAGTTCAGAACAAGAAAACTAAAAAGACCAAAAAAGCTAAAGGTGAATAATGACCACTCTTATACTAGATGCAAATAATCTTTTGTATCGTACTTTTTGGTTTAGTAAAAACAATATTGAGGGAGAAGATCTTTCTACTCTCATGTTCCTACGAGCAGTTAAGTCATATGTAGATAAATTTCGACCTACTCAAGTTTATGCTGCATGGGATAAAAAGTTAACTTACCCTTCAACTAACTTTCGTAAGAATACTTCTAATGGTACATACAAAAGCAATCGTGATAGTGAAGTAGCTAAAGAAGCTCACCGTAATGACGAACTAATTAAAGACTTACTTAACTGTTTAGGTATCAAAAGCATTTATCCGAACGTTATGGAAGCGGATGACGTTATTGCGTACCTTTGTCATAAGTTACCTGGTAAGAAGTTCGTCGTAACTGTTGATAAAGACTTGTATCAATTGATTAATGAAACAACTTACGTTTTCAATCCAATTCAAAAAGTTACTGTAACACCTGATAACTTTATGACATATACTAAAGGAGTTGAAATCAAACATTTTCTTGATTATAAAGCTCTTATTGGCGACAATAGTGATAATATCAAAGGGCTGTACAAGGTTGGTCATAAACGAGCTCTTAACTTGATTGAAAAGTTCAATCATGATGAACCGTCTAAGGTATTAAACGAACAGCAGTATGAAATTTATACTAAGAACATCCAAATTATGGATCTAAAACTTGGTTATAAGTATTACCCTGAAGAAGAACCAATATACAGTAAACAGATGAAGGAAGGTATGCCTGAAAAAGACCTTACTACATTTTTTGAGCATTGTAAAACTTATAAGTACGGTTCTATTCTTAAGAATAGAGATAAATGGATTAATACTTTTAAACTAAACGATTCTCTACAAGAAGTTGTAGCTAAATTAAATATTTGATATGAATAATAATATTAATAACATGCAGATGGTACGACCTGTACCGATTGCCAGTCCTATTTCTGGTAATCCAGTACACCCTAGGTTGCATACCTATGAAAGAAACGGTCAAGTAGTGACTGAAGCTCATTGGATTGACCCAAATAGCGGTGCCTTTATTAGAAAAGGTATCGTTTCTATTGAACCTAAGCAGAAATAGTATATAATCCTCCTTGGTATATGATTTTACCTGAGGCATACATCGTACAAAAATTTTATCAGTACGCTGGACGGCCAAAGTACAACAGACTTGCTAAAACATACCAAGGAGGATGTCCTATATGTAGAGAAGGCAAGTCTTGGGGTAAGAAACGTCGTCTATTTTATGTAACTACTGATAATTTTCTGCATTGTCATAATTGTGGTTGGCATTCTAGTCCTATGAACTGGATTGTCGAGGTATCTAATATGACAGTCAGTGAAGTGTATAAAGAAGCTGAAGATTACGACTTAATACCTGACGATGTTAGTGATATCAATTTAAATGATGTTATTAAAAAGGTTTTTAATAGTTCATTACCTGAAGATAGCATTAATTTATTCGATGAAGGTCAAATTAGTTACTATAAAGCCAATCCTATAGTTCAAACAGCGTTAAATTACATAAAGAAACGTAAATTAGATACAGCAGTTAATAGACCTAATGGGTTATATGTATCTCTTAAAGATAAAACGCATAAAAATAGACTTATTATACCTTTCTATGATGAAAACGGTAAGATTATCTTTTATCAAAGCAGAACTATCATTGAAAATCGTAAATTTAACTTACCGAAATACTTAGGAAAGGTAAATAGTGATAGAAGCTTGTTTAATATTAATAAAATTAAGGTAGATATTGATCAAATCTTTATTATTGAAGGGCCAATTGATGCTTTCTTTGTAGAAAACGGGGTTGCAGTAGCTGGTATTAATGAAAGTAGTGATAATTTGTTTACTGCATTACAAAATCAGCAAATTTTACGGTTTCCATTTCATGAACGTATTATTGCATTAGATTCTCAATGGCTAGATAGTGCGTCTTTAAAGAAAACTCGAGTGTTATTAGAGAAAGGTCATAAAGTTTTTATATGGCCAAAGAAATTTGGTGAAAAGTTCAAAGACTTTAATGATATGTGTATAAATTTGAACATAGAAAAAGTCCCTACTAAGTTTATCACTGATAATTCGTATAAAGGCTTAGAGGGACTTGTAAATTTATCTCAAATTCGTTATTAGGTATCAGCTGAATGCATATAACCTTTAAGATTCTCAATAAGAGAACTCAAATCCATTGCAACTCTTGCAATTTTCTTGGTTTCGGCCCCTGCAATCTTGTTAAAAAGTGTATCACAACTAGCACCATGTAACTTAGACTGGATAGAATCACCTTCTCCATTCAAGTAGTTAGTGAATTCTTCCATTTGAGCAACCCAACTTGCCAATTCTTGCAGTTGTGCAGCATTATTAGCTTTAGTTAAATCTTCTGCTGACTGTTGAGGTGCATCTACTGCAAAATCATCTGCTTCTGTACCAGGCTCAAGAGTGGTCTCCATAGCTTCTGTGTCAGTTATTTCAACATTTTCATCTTGCTCAAGTAGTGTTATAAAACGTTTACTGAAAAAGCTCATACATTTATTTAATCTCTCCTATAAATAATAATATGTCAAGTAATAAATTACTTTTAGAAGATCAAATTGCAATGTACAATAAGTGGGTTAGAGGTATTGCTACAAGAGAGCAAAAGCCTTCTCACGTTACGGTAGGTGATTTATTACAGGCTAGTGGTAGAAATGATGCAAATAAAGCTCCGTTAGAGCTCCCTTACCCTATGACGCATATCGTTGAAGATATGGGTGCATTATTCCTTGCTGCAGATAATATTGAATCCAAAGCGAGAAAAACTAAAGACAATCCTCTTGTAACAGAGAGTGAAGACGCTTCAAAACATTTGGATAAGTTTATTGAACGTTGTGAAAAGATTAAGAAGATATTAAACAACATGACAGAAAATCTTGACGTAATTGTTCAACGTAAACCTTTTCAAAGTAGTAAAACAGAAGCTTGATTTAATTAGATATCTGCATAAAATATATTTGTGACGATTTTTAAATCGATACTAATTCTTTCTACAGTTAGTGCATTTATTGCAGGGTGTTTGTTCCTACTAAATGTATCTTTCTTGCCGGTTTTTGGCTTATCCTTTATTGCTCAAATATTAATTTGGAATCTTTTTAACAATTGGAAGACACAAAGGGCTGAGATAGAGTTTGAACTAATACAAAATGAAAGAATAAAGGAGTTTTCCAAACAAGGGCTTAATTGTACATGCCCAGATGAAAATTGCAATCATAAAGTACTTGTACCTATTGTATTGAATGAAGAAAATACTTATAAGTGTCCTGAATGCAATAAAAGTATTAAAGTATACATTGGAGCAAAAACATTTTTAGCAACAACGCCTGTGGAAGAAGACCCGTTTAAGAATTTTAATTTCGTCGAAGGTAAAGATTATGACAATTGAATTTAATGAACAACCAAACAAAGCTATAGCTCCGGTTGCTGAAGAAAAACCTCAAGAGAGATATTTTGATACACCCTACTATATGTCGTATCAAAAAGGAATAATGGCAGCAAAAGCTACATTAGATGAAAAGAATAAGGATAAAATTTTAGAAAATTTAATCAAAGTAGTTTTAGATGATGTGCTGGAACAAAACTCAAACAATATTTCGTCAAACAGCAACATTATTAAACTAAACATGCAAGTAATTGAAAGTGCTTTAAAAAATACCAAGCTAAGTAATTTTACCTTTGACGTGAAAAGGATAGCTTCTATAATTGAAGGGTATGGAAAATTCATTGAACAAAAAAACAATTGACCAAATGTCCGACGAAGAAATTTCACGCTGGTTGTGTCTTTTCGAAGCAGTAAATTATGTTGCAACTAAAGCAGAAAAGCTAGGTATTGATATTAATAAAAACGATTCATGGATTAAACCTCTTGCATTCAAAAATTATATTTCAGAAATGTATCAAAGTACCCTAATTAATTATAAAATGGGTGATGTAGAACACGAACCAAGATCAGTTAAGGAATTTATTTACAGAGACAATGCATTACATTCTTAATACAAGTTTTCAGACACCGGGTGGGTTGGTTAATAGACCTAAAATTGGAGGACCTACTAGGTTTGGACAAGACCCAAACTTAAGCCAACCTACACTTAACCCAAAGTTCCAACCCGGTACTGTTTATACAGTTGTATATATTAAGAAAGTAGAAGATAAAGTAGAGTATACATTTAAATCTTCAAAAGGAGATGTAGTTATAGAAACTTTCGCCTCTTGTAACGATGCAGATAATTTTATTGCTGAAATGAGAGGCGAACAGTTACCAAATTACGAAAATTATTATAAAAATCTCAAAAGTTAAGGTCCAAACGGACCAGACTCAGGTGCTTCGGTGTTACCGTAACCACCATATACATTATCGTAATCAAATCCAGAGTAATCAAAAATTGCTTTAGACAATTCTTCAAGATCACCGTCATAAGATTTAGGTGCTGATCTATCTTGCATACCATCAGCCAATACTCCAGAAAATTTATCGTCGTAAACTTGATCACTACCACCTTCAGCACTAAGACCGGGCTCAAAACTATAGTCGTAACGTTTAGCTTTTATCTGCCATACGTAATGACCCATTAAAGGATTAATTCTTGCAACATCTTCATCAAGTCGTTCAGTAATTTCAAACTTTTTACCCGTTCTCGGTATGGGTCTATCATCACCAAACTCAGTTAATTCTATTATATCACCTGCTTTAGGTTCTTGCAAGTAGCCAAACGTTTGATAAAATGCACTTATATGTATGTAACCTGTAAATTCGTCATCAGAATCAAAACCATACTTTTGTAGAATGACTGCATTTTCTTGAAGTTCAAGTAGTATAATAATTTGTTGTGGATTGGTAAACACTTTAGTAGGTTCTTCACCGTAAATGTTACCAGGACCAGCTTCAGGTATACCATCTGCTGATAAAGTGTTGTATGGATTTTGCCAGTAAGTGACTCTTTGGCCATATAAACATATTTGTTCAAACCACCAGTTACTGATCACTAATCTTTCACACTCAGTGTTGTCCTTATCAGTGAATCTAAAACAAGGATTGCAATCTTTTGGCTTTGGGTAGATAGAACCACTGCTATTAGGGGTAGGAACACCAGGCAAAAACCCTGGCATGACCTGATTAGTACCTGTATACCATGCAATAGACATTATCTTAAGTAACTCCTTTTATTCTTGTTAGTTCTCATAAGGTAATACCTACCGTTAGGTTTTACCCCAATAGCAACACCAGATTTCTTTAAACCTTTTGGACGTCTTAAATCCCTTACACCGAAATGTTTTGATAATTTGTATGCGTCTTGCGGACTAATGTATATGAATTTAGGTCCAGCAGGTTTTTGCATTACTTTAAAACAATTTGGTAGTTCAGATACTTTTAAATATTCCGGTACAGTAGTAGCATGCTTTCTCATACCGGGGTCTCTAACTACCGCGTGTTGTTGTCTATGATTTACTTTATTAGAATTAAAAAATGACTCATTATAAATGTCATCATAGTTTTGATTTATAAGGTTGTGAAGTTTGTCGATGTATTCTGTATTTCTTAAGTACTTAAAAGTAAGATTACCAACTGAAAATTCACCGACACCCTTGAGACCTTCTTGTCTCATCTTTTTAATTTTCTGAAATACCCTTCTACCATAATCGTAAAGAGCTTTTGACTTGTTAGGGTCGGAAATCTTTTTAGTAAGCTCTTCTAATTTATCGATTACGAATTTAAAATCTTCAAATTTCTTTCTTACGTCATCATCATTAATGGTTGGTGGGTTATATTTTGGTTTTTTGACCCAATCACCCGACTTTAATGAATATAACCCTGTTGATACGTGAGGTTCTTTTGTGTCTTGAAAATATAACTCAACATCATGGCCTTTAATCTTAATATCATGCTTTGTATTCCAGATAAAACGTATACCGTCTAAAGCTGCTTTGACCAAATCAGTATCATCATCAATTTTTTTGAAATCTAACAATACATGTACATCTAAATCACTTTTAGGTGTGTAATTATAATTAGCTAAACTACCTGTTAACTGTATATCGTCAATTTTAGGTAATTTAATACTAACGTCGCCTAAAAAGTCTTTAGTTATATCAAGTAATTTCTTGCGTAATGCAGGAATCATTTTATCCTTGATATAAAATTTTGGACTTAATGTATCGTTATAAAACTGCACAATAATATTTAAGCAAAAAAAAATGCCTACCAAGCGCTTGGCAGGCATTTTTGAACTATTCTATTTTGTTCGTTTAACCATTACGTTGGAAAAACTCCTGATTACCGCCTTTAATCTTGCTCTTTACAACGTTAGCGGAACCTTTAACTGATGTAGGGTTACCTTTCTTCTGATTAACCAAAGGATGTCCTTCATCACCGTCATCACCGACTTTGTCAGTAACTTTACCGTCACCACCTTTGCTACCAACATTACCGGTAACAGATGACTTAACTTTATTATTACTACCAGAAGGTTTTTCGGGATTACCTTTCTTCTGGTTAACAAGAGGGTGACCTAAATCTTCTGCTTCGATTTCTTCACCGAAATAGTTGAAGTTTTCTTCATCTTCATCTTCCATTTCGTCTTCATCAGCTTCTTCATCTTCATCAGCGTCGTCCTCTTCCATCTCTTCGAATCCGGCCTGTTCGTCTTCATCTCCAAGATCACCTTCTGGCTCCATATCGGCTTCATCATCGCCGCCTTCTTCGCCACCGCCGAGAACGTCCATGAGAACCTCATGAAGTTTTTCTGCTAAATCTTTGTCAATAGTGATTGTAACCTGATCTTCGCTAGCTTCAATATCGTCGCCGCCATCATCATCACCGATGCCGAGCTCAACTGCGTCGAACTGATCTTCATCCATCACTTCCTCGTATAAACGATCAAAAATAGACTTATTCTTTGCCATACTATTATTTATATTCTCTTTTGCAATTTTCTTGTTTTCAGCTTTGAAATATGTATCTGCACCTTCGTCAGACATTTGTTTTACATCAAAAGCATTCTCATCACTAATAGAACTGTTTTCAGGATCTAACTCAGTACTTTTAAAGTTATCAGCACCAGCTGGTCCTGAATTCTTTTGAACAAACCCTTGAGTACTTGCATCATTACCAACGGGAATGTTTTTTACGCCTTTAGACATTGAAGCATAAGTTTTATCTTTAGCTTTTCCTGGCTTAAGTTGTTGTTTAGCAGCTGCTTTACCAGGTGGGTTACCTGCTACTGCAGCGTACGCTTCTTCAATTTGAATAAGATCTCTTTTTCTATTCATGATTTTTTAATATTTAAGTAATTTTCTGCTAATAACGACATATCTCTATCGCCATGCGAATTAAATGATTCTTTTTTAATGCTTTTAATATAAACATCCATTGCTTTAGCTCTTTCACCGTAATTTAGACTAGGATCGTCAAGCTCTGGAGCTTCATGACCGTATTTTGCTCTAGCAGCTTGATGTTTTTTTATAACTTCAATTGCTTTTTCTAAAGACATATCTTCTTCCTGTTCGTCAGGGTTATCTATATTAGGACTACCACCAGACTCGGGATCATCTGGTGTATCTTGTGAAAATCTTGCAGATGTTTCACCTGGTTGTTCATCTCCCATTGCTTCATCTCCCCAACTTTCAGGTTCCTGATTAGGACCAAGATCTTCTGCGTTTTCTTCTCTAGATATACTATCTAATTCATCTTTTGAAAGTTCAATAAAACTATTACCGATATCAACTAGTACTGTTTTACCCAAATCTTGAACAATTTTACCTCTTTTTATATTATCACCTAAACCAACCCCTCGTCGTATATCGTCTAATGAAGGTTTTGCAGTATATGTAGCAAATTTACCTTCTGTAGTTTCATAATCTTCGTCATAAGATTCTTCATCTTCGTAATTCTGAACCGGGTTTTGATCTTCTTCTTTATCAGCTAATTCTTGACCAAATGCGCTTGACTGTTCGTCTTCTTCTAAATCAGCTATAGCAGCTTGGTAAGGTTGACCATTAATATTGCCTTCTTGGTCGACATAAACTAACATATCTGCTTCTTCCTTGGATCTCGGTACGTTTTTACTCAATAAAACTTCATTGTTTGGTATACCATCAATTTTAGTTCTTTCTTTATTAACAGACCAACCTATTTTATTAAGAGCTTTAATTGCATCCATTTGAGGTCCTTGAGCTCTACCATAAGTTGGTTTAGATCTTAAATCTGGTCTACTTCTAGAAGGTAGAACATTTGCCCCGAAACCTTCTTCGTATAAAGATGAAAGATTTTCTAAATCTCTTTTACGATTCATGACTATATTTATTAATTTTTTAGTTAAATATTAAGGATATGAAAAATACCCGCGATTATTATTTGGGTAATCCAAACTTACCTACGGAGAATACTCAGTTTGAGTGGACACCGTCGATGATTAAGGAGTTAAAGAAGGCAAAACAAAACCTTCTTTACTTCGCTGAAAATTTCTTCTTTATTGTTAATCTAGACCGTGGTCGTGAAAAGATAGGTCTTCATTCATGTCAAAAAAGAGCGTTAAGAGGCATGAGAGACAATCGCTTCTTTATATTACTTGCCTCTCGACAGATTGGTAAAACGACCATGATGACGATTTACACGTTATGGCATGCTTGTTTTAATAGTGATCAACGTATTCTTATTGTCGCTAACAAAGAAGGTACTGCAAAAGAAATATTCTCGCGTATTCGAATGGCGTATGAAGAATTACCTAACTGGCTTAAGCCGGGTGTAACTGAATATGGTAAAGAATCAATGAAGTTAACCAATGGTACTTCAATTGGTATTAGTACCACAACAGGAACAGCTGCTCGTGGTCAATCTATTAACGTACTAGTGCTGGACGAGTTAGCATTTATTGAACCTCACTTAGTAGATCAGTTTTGGAAATCTGTTTTTCCTGTAATTTCATCATCGAAAAAGTCTAAAATCTTTATCGCTTCTACCGCTAACGGTACTGATAACTTATTCTATAAAATTTGGAATGGTGCTATTGAACATAAAAACGGTTGGGGTTATGACAAAATTTTATGGGATGAAGTACCAGGTAGAGATGAAAAATGGAAGTTTGAAACTATGCGTACTATCGGTAGTGAAGAAGCTTTCAATCAAGAGTTTAACTGTCAGTTTATTTCATCTGGGGAAATGGCTATTAATGAAGAGTTATTTGAAAATCTCAAAGTTAATTGTCAAAAACCTAAAATCGTTATGGATGAAAACAATTATAAAATTTGGAGACAACCAGACGATAATGGATTATATGTAGCAGGGGTTGATATTGCTGAAGGTGTTCATCAAAATGCTAGTGTAGTTCAAATATTAGACATAAAAGATCTTAGTAATATTGAGCAAGTAGCAACATATTGGAGTAATACGATAAATCCTTTTAATTTTACTAGTAAATTACATGAAATATTGTTACAATGGGGTAGTCCTCCTGCATTAATTGAAAGAAATAGTTGCGGAGCTCAAGTAGTTGACCATTTATATCATACTTGCCGTTATGGTAATATAGTTTCTTTTGAAGCGGGTCAAGGAAAAGCAAAAAACAATAGATTAGGTGTAATTTCTCACACAAATACCAAATATAGATGTGTGATGAACATGAGATACTTTATAAATGAGTTACAATCAGTTAATATTCGTGAATTAGAGACGTTAATTGAGATAAAAAACTTTATTAAGTACCCTAATGGTAAGTGGGCTGCCAAACCCGGTATCGATATGATGGATGACCGTGTTATGTCACTAGGTTGGGCTCTATTAATATTAGATAATGATGTAATTCAACGTTATTTTGAGGTTTTACGTTATGATAATAACGGTAGACCTGCTGAACTAAAACGGTATGACTACGATTATGGTGGTTCCCTTAACAAAAACTTGTTTGGTTGGGGTGAGGATAACGAAGAAGAAGAGTTAGATACTATAGTTTTTAACGAAAAAATGGGGTTAGATGATAATTCTGAGTTATCTTGGATGAAACAGAACGGTTGGGTTGGGGTTCATGACTTTCAAACACAAAGATCTTTTACACCTGCTTCTAACTCTTGGTTAGTTTAAATATATTAAATGTCAACAAATTATACACAGTCACCTTTTAATAAGGAAAGAAAGGATAAATTTGTGTTGGTAGTACCGACACCAAAAGTATTGAGAGATGACGTGTCAAAAACCGTAAGAGAAAATAAATTCGTGAATCCCGATGCAGTTCAGTTTTCGATTTACGGTAGTATCATACCAGAAGTAAGTGTTCCTGAGGTAGAGGTTAGATATTCAGGTCAAAATTTACACGTAACTAGCCATAATAGACCAACTTACCCGCCAATTGAAGTAAATTTTACTATTGATAATAGATTTAGTAATTATTGGTTTGTATATAAATGGCTTGATAAAATGCAAGATGATTATAAGGGTTATTTCAACCCAGATAAAGATTATAAAGACGGTACTGTTGTAGAAGATCTTTATATGGCTAATTTTACTATCTATGCATTAGATGAATATAATAAGAAAGTTGCTCAATTTGATTTCACTAAAGGTTTTCCTACAAGATTAGGAGGTATCAATTATTCTTATAGAGACCCGGGTGAGATTGAATCTTCATTTACCTTAGCTTACAGTCAATTTACTGTTAAACTTCTCCAAGTCTGATATATTTATTTAAAAAATGCATTTTAGAATTTCTTATCTAAAAATGCATAAATATCAATATGGCACGGAGAACTATACAAAGTCCAGGTGTGGAAATCAATGAAGTTGATTTGTCCTTGCGTCCTGCAGATAAAATTGGGACAAATATCTTTATTACAGGTTTCGCACCGGAAGGACCTAATGATGAAATTGTACAAGTATCTAGTTTATCTGAATTTACTCAGATTTACGGTCAACCAACTAACCCAGCTGAACGATACTTTTACCACACAGTGGCTCAATCTTTTAATAGTAGAGCAAATATCTTAGTAAACAGATTACCTTACGGTTCAAATCTAGGTGAAGGATTTACTAACAAATATTTTGCAACTGTTTACCCGGTAATACCTATTAATAAGACGGCTTACGATAGAGTAGAAGCTGGTACTGAAGCAGGTATGCTTTCTGCAAACATTCAGTACTATGAAGGTCAAACAACTTCACAATTTTCACCTGCTTCTGCTGGTGATAATGTAATTTACTTCATAGGTAAACCAACATTCGTTACACTTACACAGGAACAATATACAGGTATTATTGACGATTCTGCGATTACTTGGAGTGATACGCCAGCTGTTGCAGGTACATTTACAGTTGATAATACCCAGACATCAACAGCAGATCAGTTACAATCATTATATGGAGCCGGTATTATTGTTCTTAATACTGCTAAAACAACAATTAATCAGAAGTTTGAAGGTTATTATACGTCTATTGTCGATAATACTAACTTATATGCATCTACAAACTATGATGATATTGTAAGATTTACGTTATCTAAGAACGAAACAGATACAGTACAAGAATATAGTTCATTAACTGACATTCCTCAAAGTAGATTAAACTTTAAATTATCAGCAGATTATAATTCAGAAGCAGTTCCTGCTAATATTTCCCAGACACAAGAACGTATTGTTACTTTTGAAATTAATAAAACGCAGTTTGACGATACATTGGTATTCGGTTTATACAAATTACGTCAATCGGTCTTTTCACCAGAAGTAACTAAACTTGATTATGTGTTAGAAGAAGGCTATTTTGGTAGTATTGATTACTACAGACAAATTAACAGCCCTAACGGTGGTCAGCCAGTTAGTTATTACTTACCTCAGATATTACAAAATAACAGTGTCAATATGGCTGTTAAAATTAACCCTAATATTTCAGGTAGGTTTGATGGTGCTGAACTTAACGATGACGGTACACCTAAGAGACGTGTTAGGGTTTTGAATAACCAATTAATTAACAACGTTTATACCGGACCTAACCCGTCAGTGACATATGCACAAATTGTTGGATTATCATCAGTTGATGTAACTCAGGTAGCTAACGGTACAGCAATTAAAGATTCATCTCTTAATACATATGGTACATCATATAACATGGGAGAAGCTGCTGCATTACCGGCTGCTAAATATAGTACAACAAAAGCAACTAATAATAAGATTGGTAGTATACCTGATAAGTTAGATCGTGTTTTTGATAGAATTGCAAATATTGACTTGTTTGATTTAGATATTATTCCTGAAGCAGGCTTAGGTACAATTCACACTACAGTCAAT